TCACCGAATGTAGCAGAGTATATAAATCTCATCTCAGAAGTATTAGGATCTCTTTTATTACTCTTTATAAAGTCTTGTTTTTTAGCCTGAGCCAAATCATGAAATGCTTGAGAAGGCTTGCTTTTATTGTCTATTAGCTGTTTTACTACAGCTTCATCAATCTCCATAAATGGCTGCATTCCGGTCAGTATACAAAGCTTCAGATGCTCTAGCTGGTCAACTTCAGCTTTATTTAGACTTCTAACATTCTTTTTATCAAAATGCGCTAAAGCTACAGGAGATACTATTTCAGATATTTTTGCTTGAGCCTCCATAGCCCACAAGGTATTAGCCGTAGCATCAGAACTTCTTGGCAATACCCTTTTCTCTTTTCGCTTTTGAGTATCTTTAGAAAATTTTGGTCTACCGTTTTCATTAACAGGTTCAGTGTTTTCATTATCTAGAGGAAGCTTTTTTACTTCTTCCTTTATAGGCTCTTCCATAGAACTAGGAGGCAAACCCAAGCTTTCCAGATACTCATCATTGTCCAAAACGTCTTTTGTCATGGCAATCTTAGCTACATCATTTTTATGCTGTGGGTTATGGTATGGGCTAGCTTTTTTAGGAGCGGCAACATCGTTAGTTCTTTCTCTTTCCTCTCTTCTTACCCTGACTCTCTCGATACTAGGTATTTCTCTAAATCTTTCAAGAAGTGTTTCTTGTGATATAATATCTCTATCTGCAAGATCCATAAGAAGTTTTTTCTGAGCAGCTTCGTCAGAAAGTATTATAGAATCAAAGTGTATTTCAGCAGGAAGTCTGAAACCCATAGCCTTTTGCACCATTTTGATTTCATGCCTCCAGAATTGTGAAAGCACCTCTCTTCCATACTCTAATCTTTCTATCAAAGTCTTTAAAGAGACATAGTTATTAGTGTATCCACCACTACTGCTAGCGCCCGTCAAGGTAGGAGGAATGCCAAGCCCAGCATAAATACTTGTTAAAACAGGTTGATATTTATCACCCCCCAAGAACTTGTAGACTTGTGATTGACTTTCTGTAAATTTAAGCTCTGGACCCCAAACCAAGTCCATAGTACCACCACCAACATTACTAGCAAGAATATCTCTTAGCTTGTTAATTGCGGCCTTGGTAGGAATAATTTTATGATCCAAATCACCAACTGTCCACAATCTAACATTTGATATAGCACCATCCAAAGCAGCGATATCTGCAAGCTTCATCTTTTCTAGCATGATGATATCGTCAAGAATAGCGTAGATCATTGGGTTTGCCCAAAGTAGCCAATCATCCTTTTTATAGTAGTACATTTGAACATTATCAGGGTCTAAGGGTATTTTCCTATCCCCAGCTTGCAGTCTCTTTTGTATATCCAAGGGTAAGGTTTTGAATATGGTATTTGGACTGTTGTCAGTCTTGACTAGTTGTTCATAACTATTTTTAGATATGTTTAACAAAAATTCTGGTTTACCAACTATGTAAGATCCATTGTTTTTAATATCAATAGCCAAAGGATTAAGGAAATCATAAGACCAAGGTATTTCTCTTTTAAGAAACTTCATTGGCTCAATCTTCATATCTGCCGCTAAAGAATTTCTGAGATTCTTTTCTTGCTGCTTGTTTATCTTAGCGGTACGCCTACGTACCACAACATTACCAGTTCTGTATAGATAGTTCAAGAATCTTTCAGATCTATCCACGCCACCAACCTCTTGCCACCACTTTCTGTAAAATTTTTCAATAGTTTTGTTGGGGTGGACAATAGCCAAACCTTGTGATGCAAAATCGCTCATCAAGTCAATCACATTCCTAATGATACCGACTTTATCGTAAGCCTGCATACACTGTTTAATTATTCTTTTTTGACGATTAGATACAGACTCTCCGGGACGAAAGTTATCATAGTCAGATCTAAGAAAAGATGTTCTGACAGAGCGACTAGGCTCAATATCAATATAACTCGTTCTTCTACCGTATGCTAACGCTTTCTGTACGCCATCATATGCTTCTACGTTATCTGAAGTCTGGGCATAGGCTTGTTGTCTTTGTGAATCACTATCCCAAGTACGGTAAAGCGCGTCTTCGTTTGTCATTTGCATTAATCTCCAGACAATAGTATTGTTAATATGATTGATATTACATTATACACAAATTAGTAGATATCTTGCACTTTATCCGAAAACCAAGAAGGACCATAATACATTTTTTCATTGTCATACTTTGCAGAGTTGTCCTGTTGAGCAAACCCACCTATAGCGCCGTACTCTATAACGTCTTTTTCTATAGATAAAGATCGTGCTGACATGTTAGCCATAATTAAAGATGAGTATCTGTCTTTTCTAAGTCTATTCTTTTTCCCGGCAGCAACTTTAACTTCTGGAGTATCCCATTTTTCTCTGCCTGTAGATGTTTGCGTCATTACAATCATAGACAATTCATCTTTAAGTTCCTCTATCTCCATAACGCAATCTTCTAAGGTGTCGTATTTTCTGTTTGCAATTTTATCGTCCTCAATAGAAAGACCTATACTAATAGAATCAAAATAAGGGAATAAAACAATTCTATCCTCAAAATCTTTTCTTAACCCGTGATTAGCTTCCGCCAACCAATCAGCCTTGGCAAATTGACAAAGCTTTAGTATATGCAAACCGGCTTTATGGTCTGTATCTTTTTCTTTCTCTTCTATGGTAGGATATATGGCAACCTCACCCTCTCTGATCTTGTCTCTGTCCTGCAAAGCCTCCATAACGGCTATACCACCACCTTGAGCGTCTAGTGCTATCTCAGCGCAAGGAAACACTTTCATAAGATCACGTATCTTTTTAGCGCAGTAGGAGTAGAAGTCATCTTCATCTACAATTTTTGATTTAAGCTTATCTTTGTGCTGCTTTCTATTTGTTGTCCAGCAGTGTACAATTCTTCTGTGATCTTCATTCATCTCCATAACAACTATACTGAAGTTATCAACCTCGGAAGCTGGGTCAACACCAAATACGTATTTTTTCTTAGGATTGCCTTTTAGCATAGTCTCAAAAGAAACTTCTCCAGAAGGAAAACTTATAGGCTTTGTGGGAGATGTGCAGCAAGATTCTATAAGGCTTCTTTTAAAGAACCCTTGGCTATCTGTAGTAAAGCAGGCTCCGTACTCCATATTGTATATACCAGAGTGTATCGTCGCTTTTGCTCTGCCTACCTGACCAGCATCCATAAATCCATCAGGAAGCTTGTCTACAGGTATCCTCATAACCGAATATTCTTTCCAGTCAAAGTCTTGAGGAACTTCTCCATTGAATACTTCTTTAAGCTTAGATTCTTGGCCGCCACTGTTTACTATAGCTCTGTATCTTTTCCAATAATCAGCAAAATGATTAAAATCATAATAAGCCGTACCGGATAAAATGATTTGGTTTGATTTGTCTTGTGGAGCATTTAGATCTACTTCTAGAGATATGCCTAATTCTTCAGCTTTCTTTTTCTTTGCTCTTTCTTTTACTTTTTCTATTGGAGATGCGGCCACGGCAGCGAAACCAGCCACAACATTTTCAAATATGTCTCTAGGTATAGATGCAAACTCGTCAGCAATAATATCGTTAGCACGTTGACCCCTGATCTTGCTTCCATCACCAAGCGGAAGGCACGTTATAGTGCTTTGATTGATATGCATGACACATCTATCAACATCTCTTCTAGGACCGCTGTTCGCACCGCACAGATCCCTTAAAACGGGCGCATTCTTCCATATCGTATCCATGTACTCAAACAAAACTTTGGATTGACGGAAAGCAGCACCAACAACAATAATTTTTCTTCTAGGCATAAACAAAGCGCGAAGAAGTGGATATACAGAAAGTATGAAAGATTTACCCATACCTCTAGTGCCTATGAGCATTGGAAACTTTCTATTCCACATCTCATATAATAATAATGACTGCATAGGAGCTAAATCAATATTTAACACATACTTAGAAGCGAAAGAAAAATATTCAGGACGCATCATTAGCCAAGCTATTCTTTCAATTAGCTGATCCTTGTCTGCGCCCTCCATAATAAAATCCATAGGATTAAATAAAGAGCTTTCATCTACTTCTATGCCTAGCCAAGCGTCTTGTAATTTTTGTTTATTATTTACCATTATCTATTCCGTCAGCAAATCCAAATTGTACCGCTTCGCTCGCAGTAAGATACCAATCTCCATCTTTCATTTTCCTTTTTATGTGCGCTTTAGTTTTTGACACATTGCATTTTCTTTCTTTAAAGTATTTACCAGTCTTTTGGCATTTTGTAGCAAATATGTCTAACATTATATTTAAATTTTGTTTATCTAGCTCTGCCCACTTTTGAGCGCTTAGATAATCACCGCTACAGTCTGTAGAGCCAAAGTGCGCCATAAAATGTGAGTGTGGCGAAATTAATCTGTTGTCAGCCGCCTGTAGTA